TAATATTAATAAAAACTTTTATAATAATAATTTTATTAAAAAAATGAGATTGAATAATGATATTAAAAATATATATATAATTAAGGGTAACTATCATTCAAATAGACATAGAGATACATATACTACTCAATTTATATATTTTATAAGTTTAGACTACTCAGATTGGCAAAATTATGAATAAAGATGGCACGTGCCATCTTTTTATATGTTAAATATATATAAAACTATATTGCCCGGAATAATAATGGATAATAAAAAATACGCATATAATATAATTTCTAAAATAAAAGCAGAAAATTTTAATACGGGCCGATTACTTTACAATTCAAGCTCTACAATTTATGATCATAATGACTCTACATCATCATATGTATATTGGAGAAATGATTACTATGAGGATACATCTGAAGTCATATTATCTAATAATATTAAAGTAATTAGACTAAAGCAATCAACTTCGCGTCTATATTCTAATAATGTTTTTTCTAATATAAAATCTACTAATTTTCAAGTTGAATTCGAAATTTTAATTCCTGCAATTAATGCATTAAATGTATATTTTACATTTTTTACATCTTCATCACAGCGCTTATATTTTGCTGTTACCACTAATTCATTTATTATAAATTGTAATAATAAAAGTATTAAATCTGGATTTAAATTTAAAAATAATACCAAATATATTTTATTAGCTACTAAAGAAAATAATATATATTCATTTATGGTTGATGGTATTTATATTGGGTATATTGAATCGCCTGATTTTACAAATAATATTAATTTATCGAATGGATCGGCTGGTATTATTGCTAACGTGCACACTTATGACAGTGCATTCGCATCAACACTAATGGATATTTATAATATAAATATCTCGGATGGACAATATTTAAAATATTATGATCAATATTCTAAATATGGTAAAAATTTAGTATCGTACTTTAATATTGATACATTAGCACTCACCTCAGATTCAAATAATATTATCACTAATCTTGAAGCAATTCCTAATACACAAAGTTGGGAATATAGCGATTTACAAACAAATAAGAGTAATATTACTAATACAGTATTTACATATAATATAAATACCAATTTTACATTATTATTCAATAAGAATAATGATTATAAGACAATGAATTCAATTGAATTAATTAATATTAATAATAATTATAGAGTCTTATATACAAGTTTATATATACCACCTGATTTATCTCGCAAACCAAAATACCCATTAGTTATTAATGAAAATACCACTACAGCTTTAGATTTTGAAAATAGTCTTATAGATAATGTTGAAACCGGCTTATGGCAAAAAAGCGGCACAGCAGATATATCTAATGTAAATGTCATTTTTAATAAAAATAGTTTAGAAATTAAAAATATAGGTGATAGTTTATATACTACTAATAGTGTTATTAGTGGTATGACAACACCTTTTACAATTGATTTTTATTTTGTTGTAAATAATTTTTATGCATCAATTCCAAATGCACCTAGTGATATGGTTATTCAATATCCATTAATATCACAATCTAATTCAGCTGCATATGGTGAACAGGCTGTATATATTAATAAAGATACTAAAAATATAGAATATTATCGTAATCAAAGCTTTTCTAGTCAAATACCAAGAACTGGCGGAAAAAATAAAGTACGTTTAAATGAAATTAATCATCTAACTATTTCGTTTGATGGTGCTGCTACACGCTTCTTTTTAAATGATGAGCTTGATTTTGTTATCGGTGATATTTATGGTTGGATGCCTACTATGAATGAATTTAGATTCATGGATATTTTGGTACCATCTTTCCCACAATATAGAACTTACACCTCTGGTTTAATCGATAATATTAATATACATGACGGTATTGCAACTAAAGTTCGAGCACATGATTTATATGCAAATAATTTACTTATAGATTTAGCTTTTGATGGTGGGAATAATAGCTCAACTATAGTTGATAATGGCTTATTATCAACTCAATGGTATACGCAAGGTACCGCAAAAATAAGCACTCAAGAAAAATTTGATGGAGTTAGTAGTTTATTTATTAGTAATGGAGCAGTATATACTGCATCTTTAATAACTTTACCATCAAAATTTACAATATCATTTGATACATTAATTACGGCCAATTTTACAGATTGGGGCCGATTTGCACAATTTACATCAAGTGACAATAAAAATAGTCTTGTTATTCGAGGTACTAAAGACACTAATACATTTGCAATCCATTATTTAGATCCAATATTGAATGAAGATACCTATTTATTTAATAATGTAGCTATTCCATTAAACCTACCTACTAATATTAAGTTAGTAAGAAATAATGATTTATATAGTTTATATCTTAATAATACATTATATGGTACTATATCAAGTGATGTAATATATCCGCCTACAACTATTAATATAGGCTCTAGCAAAACATTTGTTGAATATCTTACTAATACATATATTAAAAATTTTAAAATATATGATATTAATATTACACCTCCAATTGATAGTGCAAAAATTGAATTAAATTTTAATAATAATTTAAATGATCATTATAAATCTGCGGTTGCTACTATTGAAGGTACTATTGGATATGATAATATTAAGTCATTTAAAGGTCATGCTTTAAATATAAACGGTGGCCAAAACAGAGTTAATATTAATAATAATAACTTAAATTTTGAATCCAAAGACTTTATATTATCATATGATATATCATTATCTAATATAGATAGTGGAGCGCGATATGCTATTACAAATAATATTCCTTATCATAGTAGTGGTTCTATTTGGTTAGCTGCGTCTACTTATTTAGGATTGGATTATTATGATAAGCCTCTTGCCGCATCACCTATTAATACATTACATATTGCAAAAGATACATTTTATAATGTATTTTTGTTTAGAAAAAATAAAAACATACATATAAAATATAATAATGTATTAGTAGGAAGTCATAATTTAAATAACCATGTATTTAATTTTATTGGCGGCAATAATATGAGTATTGGTCGTTCAAGTAATTTTGCAACAGGCGACTCATTTATCGGATATATGGATAATTTTAAATCGCAAAAAGATACACCGATTTTAATATCTGATGATGGTAACGGTACAGAAGGTGTATGGATTCAATCGGTTGCTGATTGTAATAGTAGCAGCATGCTAAAATATGATTTTAATAATATAACATTACCAACATATAATGAATATTATAAAAATACTAAATCATTTGCTGCTTTATTTTATCATAGAGGAAATCCAGCTATTGTGCCAAATTTAACCACTCCTATTATTATTAATAAAAGTATATTAAACACTAAATTTAATATAACTGCACAAAATGGATGCTGGTCAAATTCTGAAATATATGTAACGATAGAGATATTAGACTCTAATAATAATGTCATTGCTGCATTAAAATGGCAATGGGTAAACACATATAGTCATTTTATGTATTATGGAGCTAATTTAAGTTCATTAACACAGACTAGTTATGTTGGCCAATATCCAGGAACTTTTGGTGATATATACTTTAAAGACGATAGAATTGAATATACACACAATTCAGCATATGCCCATAATAACTCTAGCTTCATATTTAATGTTGATTTAAGAGATGCTAAATCATTGCGAGTCGCTAACCTTAAATCATATGAGGATTATTCAAGTTGCGCAGCATATTTTGTTTTTACTAAAGTTTCAAATAAAGTTTATAAAAGTGTTATCGAGGTTGAGGATGAAATAGATCAACCTGCTATTTATTTACCGCTTGAAAATAGTGCAGATAATCTAGGCTATACTAAAACTGACGCTATAATAAATGGCAATATGTTACCGAGTATTATAAATGATAAAAAATATTTTACTTTTAATAATAGTGGTTCCCGCTATATAACAATAGCACAAAGTAATATTTTTGAATTATCATATTCTTTAGATTATTATATTGAATTCGATTTTATTCTCACTCAATTTGAAGCAACATCTCATATAATGATGATTAATAATTTTACGCATTATAATAACCAAGGCGGCTTTTATATTTCTATTTCGCCAGGTAATGATACTACAGAACATGCTAATAAAGTAGTTTTTCACATATTTGATAATGGTAAAGATAATCAAATAAGAAGCAAGAATTCACCCTATTTAAATAAAAATAATAATTTAAAAATTATTAGAAAAAATGGAATAGTTACATTAATATTAAATGATATTGAAGATAATAATTTTTTAACTAGTAATTTTGCAAAAATATCGCAAGAATCATTTTCATTAGCTAAATTAAATTTATCAACTAATAGTTTTGCTATTGGATATTATAATCATTATACTACTACCGTTGCCACATATTATATATCAGGGTTTAAGTTTTGGCCAGGTGTATCTAAGCCGAAAGATAATTATAATTATAAAGAAGTTATGGATATTGATTTTTCGCCAACTGGGAAATCGTATTTATTTAAAGATAATTATAATAAATGTATTATACATCCACATAATATTACTCACCGCGAATATAAAAATAGTAAATATGGTTGTAGTTTTAATGGACTAGATAAAATATTAAAAATAGATAGAAATAATTTATTAAATTTAGGATATGATGATTTTGTTATGTCTATTAATTTGGAAATTACTAATTTTAATAATATGTATGCTAGATTTATAAGTGATGCAGCAACCTCTTCTGATACAACTTATATAATGGTTACAGGAGATGGCTATACTGCACAGCATGCAAATAAAATATGTGTGGCGATTGCCGATGGTGGACCAAATCAATATTTCTTCAGTACGCAAAAACTAGTAAATAATACGATTTATAATATTAAATTAGTAAGAAATAATAATAATTTCACTTTATATATAAATGATGAAATAGATGCAACGTATGCTTCTGCATATCCATTTAATTTAATTAGAAATGGACTTACAACTATTGGTGGTAATAATACTTTATCACAGAACCAAATGTTTAATGGTATTATTTATTCAATTAAAATAATACGTAATACGTCAGATATTGAAATGTTGAATGAAAAGGTAATACCACCAGTTCAACATGCAAAATACGTTTTAACAAATGGAGTAGATGAGCAAGAATTAAATTATGATAATACAACAATGGACTGTACTATTAAATTTATAAAAGATGAAAATGATATAACTCTATTTGTAGATGATGATAGTATTACGGTACCAAAAAATGATACTATATTAGGTAATAACATTAAATTATTTACTAATTATACAGGTCATATTAAAAATTATATTAAATTATATAATACTCCTATATATGATAATGATTATGTAGAGTCAGACTTTATCGACACTGCCATACCGCCCCTTTATATAGATGATAATAATTTAATGGGAAGTGATATAAATATTGGTGATGATAGTATTACCGGATATATTGAAGGTCATCCTAATAGAAAATATCAAATTATTTATAAACCACTAAATGTAATTATAGAAGAAGGCATTGGTGTATATGATTATTTTGGTATCGACAGCCGATATATTGATGAATATGAAATATATGATATAGAAGCAAATAAGCGATATACACCGCCTCATATGGGCCCACGTGGCTATCTTACTACATATATTAATAGTCAGGTATGTAATGCATCAGACTTTGCGATTCGGCTTTATAAACGCGATTCTGGCGTGTTTATTGGTGAGTATGAATTAGATAAAACAAGAGACCCATATGAATGTACGGTCCATAATTTAGATACTACTAAAACATATGATATTATGTTATTTGATAAAAATAATAATATAGAATCCCGTGTAATGAGTAATAGATCACCGGAAGCGTATTAAAAAAAGGACCTCGAGGTCCTTTTTTTATTTGATATAAAATGATAATAAATCAATATTACCTTTTGTTTTATCGATCAGTTGGTGAATAGTGCTTGTACAGTTATCTAAAGTAGTCGTATAATCAAACGCACCAAAGATTTTAACATTTACATTTAATGGACCAACGTAAGTGATTTTTAATAAATCATTATTACCTTGACTAAATGAATATACAGTTGTTGACTTTTTAATTTCAATATTGAATAAAATGATTTTAAATTTTTCAATCAATTTAATTGCAACTACATCATTATTCACAATATCATTATACATAGTTAAGGCGACAGTATAATAATCAGTAAGGTCATCAAATTTTGCAACTGTATCTAAACCTTTAATTCGCGGTTTACATACAAATGTTTTATCTTCTTGTGTAATATCAAATACAACGCCGTTAATATAAACATTAATTGCATTATATTCTCGATCATTATAATAAACTTCATATGCGTTTTGAATCAAACACATACTTTCTTTTAATGAAGTTGCATTAATAATATTTTGAACAAGTGATACTAAAGTATAAACTTCAAATTCATTACGAGGAATACGGAATACCGGGAAAGCAATTGCTGTTGGAGATACGTTCTTTAATGTGATACGAACATAACCACTCGGATAATTGATTCCGTCAACATATTCTTTAAACTGCAAAGTTACACGGCTATTAATATCAATTACTTGTTTATCATTTGCATTATAAAGATAATGATCTACTACACCTTTTAATCGATCTACTAAATGCTTATATATCTTTTCGACTGTATATGGTACATCATCATATGTATATGAATTTGTAATTAATGTTGAGCCTTCTCTTGCGGCTTTAACATAAGAAGATTTTACTGTATATTGCATTGGATATTCCTATAAAAGAGGTCTATATGACCTCTTGTTTATTTGTATTTAATCATTTTTTTCGTGATCTTCTACAACTTCTAAACGCTGACAAAATTTGCTATGTTTTTGCGAAAGAATATTAAATGCAGCTTTAATTGCACCGTCTTCTTTAACAATTGTATCACTAGTAGATAATGTTAATGCTTTTTTCTTATTATAATGCTGTAATAAGCATAATACTAAATAAGACAAAATAATAAACCCATATGCATAAACCATTCCAGTACCGATTGGAATGCCAGTAGCATCGCCACTCCACATTAAAATTAATGCTTTAATTGGAGTATAAATCAACCACATAAAAGCAATAAATGCACCACCACATAATACAAATAATTGAATTGGAATGGCAACAAAAATAGCAATTAAAAAGTGTCTAATAAATGTACAAATATCATTAAATGAATTATATTGGCCATATTCTTTTTCAATATAGGTGCTACCAATAATTGTTTTTGACATCATGCCCATAAATTTATATAATGGGCTTGTTTTTTTAATTTGAATATTATTCATATTTTACATCCACTTCATTAGAGCCTTTAATATAAGACAATGTAATTTTAGTTTCTTGCGGTTGGCCATTCACAATAATTGTATCTTGATAAACTTTTGCAATAACACGATTGGCTTCCTGAGCTTTTATTTCTTCAGCTTTTTTAGCAAGAAGAATATCTTTCTCGATATTACTATTATGCTCATATATTGATGGAATACTAATACCACCAATAATAATACTGATAATAATCATAATCATCATAAATGAAAAATATTTATATTCAAGTGTAAAAAATTCCTTTACGCTTTCTTTCGTTGATTCGTTCATATATTAAACCTTTTTAAATGAAATAATTTCACCGTGATTATCAATTTTGTCTTTAATTACTTCACCAATACTTGCGCCTAGCATGATACGAGTATCTTCATCTCGTACGTCTAATAAAGTATCAACCGTAACATTAAACAAATATTCATCTGCTTTATATTCAACTTCCAATGTTAAAGGCTCGTCCAATAATTTAGGATTAAAATTATCTTCAATCAATTTTTGAACAATTTCTTTAGTAAAGAAAGTCGATAAATTTTCTTCTGTAAAACCATTATCCACGCAATCAAGTAATTGAAAAAAAATTGATTCCGTGATTTCACCAGTTTTACTTGCGTATAATAATTGAATCGCTTCTGTTCTATCAATAAAAATCATTCTTTAATGCCTTCTAGTATTGGATCAATATATGCCCACTTTAAAATATTTTCAAGTTCAAGTATATCACCATCTTCATTGTACATAAAAATATACGGTATTGTGCGGCCACCTTCTTCATATGATTCTTGATATGTATCTACGCCACAATAATAAATCGATTTATCAGTGCCGACCGCTAAAATGGATCGCTCTACATCTGGGAATGGACCAATCGTATGACTATCCATTGGTCCAACTTCAAAGAAAACTAGTTCAACTTTTTGTTGGTCAATTTCATATTGAGTATTGTCAGGCTTTACGATTGATATCATTTATTATCCTCTATATTCATCCGGTATTTCTTCATGCCATTTATCATAATATATGTCGGTATAGTCTTCATGTAATTCAGGATTAAAATACGGCAAACTTTGCAACGTATTATATTTATATGTCTCTTGATCATCTGAATTAGCATACTCATGTAAATATACTAGATATTCATCAAATGTAAAGAACATACCTTCAACAACTATACCGTTAAGCTTTTTCATATATGACATCTCATATTTGTAATATGAATATATAATAGCATATACATGCTTAATTTGTATACACTTTTATTTGCCGGAACTAAATTTTCTTGTTAAATTACACATTTGATCTACTATGTTATTAGTTTTTACATATTGACCAAATAAAAATTCTTCTAAGATTTCTTTAGGATCATCGATTGATATATATAGTAACTCATCAATAAGTTCGATAAGCTCGTCATTGGTTGGTCGATAATTTTTACTTTCATCAATTAATGGCTTAATTAAAGCGACCAACTCATTTTTTAATTCATTGATATGATGTGTATTAATGGTATAGACTCGATTTTCACCAAGAATTAAATATAATTTATTACTGATATGGTCAGGTAATGTTTTTAATTGATTAATATATAGACCAAGATTAAATCTAACATATAATTCATCAAGATTATAGAACCCCGTAAAATTAGTATTAATAATTGGATTAATATAGGATGACTTTAATGCTCTATTGGCACATCCAACAATATTAATAGATTTGATATCTAAAGTACCACGATCCGATTCGCCATGCAAAGGTACAAACATTTTTTCCATTTTATCTTTAGATAACGGTAATGATTTAATAATGCGTTCTTTTTCAATTGCATTTACTTTAACGCCATTAAAAGTAAAATATTGAGTGTATTTATTTTTTCTATCACTCATATTAACTCTATCAGTTATATTAAATTCAACAAATGATCCATTTACTTTTGTATCATTTACGTAATAATAATATTGTTTAAAGTCGCCTTTATAAAAAAGTCTATTCTCACCTACCCAAATTGCATCATTAACTTTTAAATCTTTAAGATTCATAATAACGTCCTTAAATTAAAAAAAGGGATTATATAATCCCTTTAAAATTCTGTAAAATATTAACCAACAGTTAGTTCAAGCTCGCCGCACTTGAAGTAAGAAATTGTTGAAAGGTTCAATGTACGGTATGCTTTTTTAGCAGCAATTGCTTTAGCTTGTTCTGGAGTAGCACCTTCAGCACGTGCAGCTGCGGCAGCATCTTTAGCAGCAAGCATATCAAATACTTTAAAGTAATAGTCGATGTGAGCAGTTGTATCAGAAGTACCGTTAGAGCAGATACGTGGGTTTTCAACAAGACCTGCTTTAACGCCAGTACGGAATTGCATATGACGTTCAGTACCATCTTTTTTAACAAACACGACTGTAGCAATTTTACCATTTGTATTTTCAATAATATTTCGCATCATTTCAATTTTGTTCATACTGGTCACCATTGTGATTCATTTCATTAGCTTATGAATATATAATAACACAAATAAAAAGATTGTACATACATTTAAAAAAATAATTACAATTATTTTTTTAAAAATAATCAAATAATACTTATAACTGTCTACGAATATGCCTGATATTAAATGATTGCCCAGCAATAATAACTTCCGTATTCCCATCAGCTTTTCTAATAGGATAATGTGGTGCAATTACATAGGCAGTAATACCATTTTCTAAAGTTGCTTTGGTACCTTCAAATTTACCATCAAATATATATAGTTCATATCCTTCTTTTGGCAGTCCAATATATTCGGCTGCTTTATTAATATCGGTTGCATGATAACCAATAATATATTTGTGATTATCTATATTTGATACCATACATATAAGAGGTTTATGTTGGTAAATTCGACTATTCCTGCGAATATATAAATCTGTATCTTTATCTGATGCGATTGTATATGTTAATAAATGAAGTCTCTCCGCTAAATCATATTCATGCATATAATTTTTGGTGATAAAATCTTTCAATAATTGAAGACATTCATCATATGTTAATTTATTAAAATTTTCAATTGCTAGTACATCATCATCTTTAATATAAATGTTATTATCTTTAATATAAACGGTCATATCAACTTCGCGTGATAATGCATTTACTTTTAAAAATTCTTTTGTTAAAAGCTGTCCTGTAGAAGATTCGCTTAAAATATATTCTTTAAATTTCATAGTATCAAACTTTTTATTTTATTTATCTAATATATTGTATATAATTATATTGTATTTTTAAGGATATTATAATGATTAAAATTTATTTTTATTCACAGCCACGTCATAATATTAATCCAGTTTCATATTTTGATTATGAAATAGATTATTTTTTAAAACACAACTTCAAATATAATGATAATACAACTATTCATACATATCAAATATTAATTATATATGCTTTGCGTGCAAAAGTATCACAAGGCTTAATTAATATTGATCAATTTGAATTATATATGGATGATTTAAAAGCTGAAGTATTAGCTAACGGTCGTTTTAAATCATATCAAAAAGATGATCAATTTGAATTATATTTAAATAACATAATTGAAAATAGTAACCAAGAGATAGGAAAATAAGAGATGGATAAAGAACAATCATTATATAATCAATTAATGGAAGAGTGTAATGAAATTTCTATTATAGCAAGTAAAATCAAGCGCTTTGGTATTGACTCATATGATCCAACGAACCCAGAACAAACTACTAATCGTGTATTATTGGCTCGTGAATTAAATGATTTACTTGCTGCAGTTGAATTAATTAATGATTATACAGACCTGGCTTTTAAACCTGATCATACAGCAATTGAACGCAAAAAGCAGAAAATCGCGCGCTATGAAAATATATCACGCGAATTAGGTAAAGTTAAGTAATATCAATTCGTAAATATGTACGATCAAAACCACTTCCATCAAGTGCTGAATTGATTTCGAACGGTGTAAGTTTAACAGTAAACTCGTCAAATTTAATTTCAGCACTTTCTTTATTTTTAATACTTCCAGATTTTTTGGTACTTCCACCAAATGATTCTAATGCAGTAACTAATTCAGTCAATTTAGTTTCAGCGTCTTTCTCTGAATAACCCTCTTCACCCATTGGGCCATCTTCCATTACCCAAATGGCTTCTACTTTATGTCCGTCTACTTTATATATGCTTGTAGATGTGTTTTCTTTTGTTTGTGTTTGTCGTACGGGTTCCAATCCAACACCAACTTTATCTAATGTATCTTTGATAATAGCGGCCGAATTAGAAGATCTGTCATCTTCATTTAATAAATAATCTGCAAATTTCATTTAGTCCTCACAATAAAAAAAGGTAGAACATTATATTCTACCTTTTATTTATCATAATTTAAAATTATGATACATTTACCACACGACCTGCTGCAACAGCAAATGGATGATTATCAGCAATCATTTTATCAACTTTAGTCATAATTGCTTCAACACGATCAAAGTTAGTAACAACAAAATTACCTTGTTCGATTTGTTTAATTACAGTTGAGAAGTATGAACTTGTATAATCTTTATCTTGTCCTTTAACAAAGTTATGAACATAGATAACATTTGCAAGACGTAACTTACGAGCACGATCATTTCCAAGCCATGTATTTACAGCTGAAACTTTTGCATCAGTTACATTTAAATCGTCTTTAGATGCTTGATATGATTCTAATGATGCAGATAATGAACTATCAGTTTTGAATTCTTCAATATCAACAGTGCGACCCATTACATTACTGAATAATAATAATTCACCAGGATATTGCATAAAATATGATGCAGCTTTATTATAAGCATCCATATCTTCTACTGGTGCACTGAATTCAAGTTGAGTTGTTTGTTTAGGTGCATTTTCTTTTTCAGCTTGTTCAACTAGTTTAACGCCAGCTTGAATTTTTTCCCACATCCAATCTTTAATATCGAAACGACCGTATTTATAATGAGACATTGAATTAGATTTACCAGGACAATGATCAAATACATGTTTTGCTAAAGCTGATGTACGACCACCTTTTTCATTACACCACGTACGTAAAAAAACTGCGCGATCTGAATTTTCATATTTGTTAACAGTTTGAGCCATTTTTGACTTTGTTGAACCTTTTTTTGAATCAACCATTCTAAATTCCTTAACAAGGGGTCATTCGATTTTGAGATTTAATTATACACATATAATCAAATATAAGTAAACATATTTTTTAACTTTTAATTACGATTTTCGCGTATTCTTCTAACACATCTTTACGGAAAGGTAGATCAGCCCAATTAAATTTAAATTGTTTTTTAATTACAGTCTGACTATATGCAGACGTAAAAGCAGCTAATTCTTTTGTCTTATCATTAATATTTTGGGCATCAGATTCACCATCTTCCCGACTAAGCAATTTAATAGGATCATCCTGGAATATACATAGCTTAAACATATGCGAATTCTCACCAATCGCATGTTCCAGTACATTTAAAGGTAATGATAGCTTTCTATATAAAGGCCCATATACAGTCTCACTGATCCATGAACGATCTAATATAATATCGAATCCTTCATTATTAAGCTTAATAGCATTGTTAATTAATTCATTATAATAGATCATAGTCCATCGTTGAAGCAAATCACCAAATAGCTCTTTTGGCGGCTTACTGGAATGTATAATCAACTGTCGCGGATTTAATATATTATTTCGCAAATGATTAATAAATGTAGATTTACCGCAACGATCCGGTCCTTCAATAACGTAGATCATTTAATATTCCTTAAGAGTTGTATATGTGTATATTTATATTATGTCATATTTCAAATATAAAAAAATGCCAATCTATTAAAGACTGGCATTTTTATTTTTCAATTAAACTGTGGCGGTAACATCAGCTAATACTTTATATTCGCATACACGAGCTTTAGCACCACTGTAGTCAACAGGGATACTTACAAAGTCTTTAGGATGAACTTTACATTTAATAACGCGATTATTAGCACCGCCATAATATTTATTAATATATGACATTGAACCTACATGTAAACCGCGTGAACATGTTTTATTAGGATCCGTATCAACTACGGCACGATCTTCAGTTACCGTTTTACCAACCGAATTATCAAATTTACCAGTACGATGATCAAGATAATTATGTGTTACCGCTTTAAAGCAAATAACATATCCATCTTTATCAATACCAATATCATTATGCTGAATAAAATCAAATAATTGCGTAATAATTCGATCATCAGTATTTTGTAAAAGAAGATCCGCAAATTTAATAATATTCGCATCTTTCTTTTTATTAGCAAGAGTTAGAATACCATAAAGTGACTTAGATACTTCTTTCTTTTTATAAAGACATTTGCCATTTTTTAAATAAAGGTTTCCTTCGGTTGTAGCAACTAAATCTTTAATTTCAGGTTTATAATCGGCATCGCCAATTAACTGATTATATTCGCTTTGCGTCATGCTATAGTCATCACGATTAAGCAGACTTAAAATTAATTCTTTATTTAAAACATATACAGCACTTTCAGTATTGATATTATAAATATTATCATTTACGATAACAGACATAACACCACTACGCTTCATTACTGAATATGGATATTTTACTTCATCAGCCAATCGTTTCAGGTGGTCACTCATCGTGGTTGGTGCGATACCAACTGCACGACAAGCGGCAGCTTTACTGCTACCTTTCTTGATTTCGTCATGATATTTTGCTAAAATTGCATTTGTTACTTTATACGATTTCATCGATTTACCTTTTTAGTAATTAGTTTTTGAACTAATGGTTTTCCTACTTTAATATCTTTAAATGCATCTTCACACTCAGCCGGAATTCTAATATTTAAGCTATGTAATACAGCATCTAATGCAATAGCATCATTATCTGTATATTTCTCAAATATTGAATTAAGATATGAACTTAATCCATCTTTATCTTTTAAAAGCGGTTGAATTTGATTATTAAATTTATAATACAATAAATCATATAAAGTATTATTCTTAATTTTAGAAGAATATACTAATTTCTTATTTGTAATAATATTATTACAAACAAAATCATTAATAGATATTATATTGCGATTTACTGTAACATTAAATTCTTGGCTTCGTCTTTCAGAAATTAAGAAAATAGGCGGACATTTTACACTATTTTGAATAGCAGCCAAATAACGAATTGGCCAACTATTATTAAGCTCACCATTACGTTTAGTATATAAAACTATACATGGTTGTGATTTTAAAATATCCAAATCTGCTTCATTAATTGGATAACGACCACTTTCAGACTTGTATAAATATAGACCATTTAAATTAACGTCTTTCACTTTTGGTAAGCGTGGTTGCGATACACCCTTAACACGTTTAGTTCTTTCAAGCTGTACTGGCTTTATATTATATCCATAAAATGGAGAAATATCTTCAATCAATTTCATATAATACGAAATTGCTTTAGCTTTCATTCTTACTAAAATACATTGCTTAATTTTATTGTTGACCATATATACACCAAGGTCAGCAATTGTAGTGTCATAGATAAAAATGATTGGTAAATTAGATTCAAATATTGCAGCCGGTTTAGCATTAATATATCGTCCAGCAACAGCAATATCAGAACTATCTAAAGTATATAATTGAATAGTCTTTTTATAATCAACTGGATAGTAAATACTTGTGTCCACTAAAAAGTGCAATATATTTTTAGCGCTAAACTTTGTTAAATAATTTGGATCAATATAAGTATTTGGAATTGTAGCACTAGTATATTCACCAATATTATTAATTAACGATTTAAATCGATTAATAAAATCTATATACCACTTATAATTATATTTGAATTCTGCCTTAAATTTTTCAAGAACAATATTGATAAAATCATCGTGCTGCTTATTAACAACTCGTTCAATACATTCGCGAGTTTGCTTAGTTAATTCAATACGCTCGCGATCAGGCGGAATATTAATATCACCAATATTACATTTATAGATAATAGTTTTATTTGTTTTAATAAATTTAATATCTTGTTCTTCAAAATCACGTTGCTCTAACGGATATAAAACTTGACCCATGTCAATATATGTTTTATGCTGAAATAAATTTGAGTCATGAACTACGCCAATATCACCATAATAAGTGATCTCTTGATAATCAATATCAATATTTGTGGTTGGTTTAACTTTAAAAGCCGCTAACTGAGTTTGAATCGCATAAACCCATTTCTTAGTGTCACGGTCATCAATAATAATTTTTGTGCCACTTGGCTCATCGGTTTTAACTTCACCAACTACAAAAAATTGGGGTACACCTTTATTCTCACGAGCAAAAGTAACAGATGTTTTAATATTATTTTTAATTGAGATAACCATAAAGTCATCTACAATAGAGAATGGGCTTTTACATCCAATACCGTAAGCACCAATAGCGTCATTACTATTTTCTTTACTTGACTCTAATAAAGTACCAAAGTATTTGATGATTTCATCTTTGCTTAAACCATCACCAAAATCGCGAATTGTAAATTTACCTTCAATTTCACCTGGTACTTCAATATGAAAAGGTACAAGCTCTTTACCCCGCAGATTTGTGTGCATCCCAAGCATTGCAAGATAGTTCACGAACGATTGATCCATATTTATCTTTATATAGACCATCAATTAACATTGTGAATAATTTTGATGAGTTTTTAACCTGCATAGTATGCTGGTCATTACTCCCAAAGATCTCTACATTAGAGTCTTGTGCCTCAATTTTCATATAAATTACCATATTGAATAAAATAAGTTGTTTATATATACTATACTTGTTTTATATTTTTGTATATATGTTATATACGTTTTTATAAAAATAATGTAATATTTTTACATCTTAATGTGGGGTATGCTTATGACTGAATTTATGTTTTATGTCAGATACACTGGTTGGTATGCAGAAGCAATTGTGGAAAATTCTACAGGATATCAATATATTGATATCGATACCGCTAATAGAAATATAAAATATTCTAATATAAAAAGTCCTTCAAGTATCTGTATTAAAGATATTGAAAGACTTATATATAGTCATGCTTTGGTTAATTCAAGAGGCGGTTTAAAAGATGCGATAGACATATATGAATATAATGAACGATTTCAATGGATTGATTATGATTTATATGACGCAATTCAAGATGTACAAACTTGTATGTGTTTAAAGCAATTGGATTAAATCGGTTTAATAGATATAATTCTATCTAAAGGGATTGTACGCCAATCATCAAGGTCTAAGTCACGAACAATAATAGTATTTTGCTTTTGGGTAATTTGTGCATCAGTTTTACCGATTCGGAAATTACCCGTTCTAACTTGACCATTCGCTTTTTTAAATTTACAATATACGTCAAAGTCCATACGATCAGCAATTGCTAATAATGTACGTTTAGAATATTCAGTATTTGTTTGTTTCTTAACTACCTGGTTAGAATTACCTAATTTTTTATTCTTATCCTCTTCCGGAAATTTATCATCCATTTCCTTTTTAAGATTATTATTAGAATCTTTATCATCTACTTGTGATAAATTATCTACTTTTTTATAACCATTATTATCCGATGAAGTTTCAGCCTTTTGCTTTTTAAACATTGAATTTGTAAGCTGTTTATCAAGCTTATCATTTGTACTATCAACGTTTTTATTATCTTGCTGCTTTTGATCATCCATAGATTTATCGGCAAAAGTCACATTAACTTTATTACCTTCATCTTCAGCTTGCTTTAATTTTTGATCTCGTATTTCCTGGTCACGTTTTTGCTGTTCAGCTCGTTCTGCTTGACGTCGTTCATTTTCAGCACGCATACGATCAGCAAATGATAAAGGCTTTGGTTTCTCTTGTGTATTTGATGATGAACTAACTGATGAATCTGAATTAGGTTTACCAAAAATATGCTTTTCTGGTTTATCATTATCTAAGTTAGGATTTTCTTTTTTAAGACCTAATCGAACAGCTAATGATAATTTATTTTGTTTAGGCTCTTCTTTAGTATCTTCAGATTCTTCCTCTTCTTTTTTAGGAGGCAATGTCATTTCAGCTAGTTTCGCCGCTTTACCTTTTTCTTTTTTGGTAAAGTATTCATCATCTTCTAAAATCTTTTTGAGTTCATCTTCAGTGATATGTTTGAAAACATTATAGCCATAAAGACCCTTTGATTTTATCTTTTTAATAAAATCTTCTAATTCAATTTCATTATTTTCTTCAGAATCTATTGCTTCTGTTAGATAATTATCAAAGTACATTTGCCTACAACTTCCCATTCTTTATAATATGTATTTAATACATTTTCTTTTATTATTCTCTGGACATGACTCACCACTTTATATCTGTGATTTTAGTAAATTATGATTTAAAAATAATAGAGAAGTTAATCTCAGAATTTAAAAATCATAAATTTAATAATAGAAATACATATTCAATTGATAATTAAAATAGATCAATTAGAATATTTTATAAAGGATAAGAGACATATGATTTACTTCAAATGATTGCTGTATTTCATTTGATTCAAATTACAGTAGGCCCAACAATGCCGGCATCCCAAATACAGTGGTTGCTTTCAAGTTTATACTTCCCTTTCAGGACATTCTTTTGTCATAGAATGTATATCTCACAAGAACTTATTACGGCTTCCTGTGCATCAATATATGTAGACAGTTCAAAATAGTCAATCAAATACTAAGTTTATCATTCTACATAAGTTATGATCTACGACGATCATATGAACACTACGGTTGGTTTGACGTCTATTAATTAATCTTGTGCAATCATAATAATTAATAGATGAATCCTTAATTAGATTCTTCGTGTTCAGATGGTTGATTACCGGTACCTGCTTTCACAGGATCACATCTTGGGTTTTCAGTGGTCGAAATAGCCCAAACTTTTTTTATTGCGATTGCATTAGTATTATCAACTAACATTCTTTATCCTATTGTTCCACGCCCAGATAAAGTAAGGCTAATATTTACAAATATTGAATATGTATTTATACCATAATTTACCGTTAAAGTAAATATTATGCTGCCATTAACAGCTCATTTTTCGACTTATTAATATTAGTAAAATATTCTTTATAATAATTTAAGTCTATTAATTTAGCGGCTTTATCAATACTATTAATTGATAAAATATCTAATAATGGATCATTATTAATAATTAGATAATCAATTACATTCATTGAAGATAATACATTTTTATATACATTACCTCTAATACTGGTATTAACTATAAATGATGTATTATAAAAACAAGTAAATTTATTTCTTAGAATTTTATTATTTGTCATCAATGGATAAACGATATTGAATAATTTCTTTTTCAGTGTATCATTAATTAATAGCCAATCATCAACTTTATTTTTTAAAATATGGCTTTCAATTTTGGTACTAGGTGTAATGATTTTACTTTTTTTAAAATCTGGATATTTATTAACAATAATATCTTTATATAAAGGATTTTTAATATTGGATAGATTTAAGTCTAAACCTACATATTCACCAAATAGTTTTATTGTTTCTTCATTTTTTAAAGTTTTTAGTGCTCTATGATAAATACGCGATGTAATATCGTACTGGGTGTGCCGGATTCGACCTTTTACAGGAATCTTTATAGTTGGCTCACTTTCTTCAATAATTGGCATAGCAGCTTGTATGGAGCACCAAACAGCGTCTGTGATTTGCATTTTACCAGATTTATATGGATAAATTCGACCATCCTCTTCATCGAATAAATATCGGCTCAAATTGATAGTACGTCCTTTATGGATATTACACCATTCAATAAGTTCTTTTACGCGAGTGTCATCTTTATATTTCGCGTCTTCTACATTCTTCATAAAAAATATCCATATAGATTTAATAAAATTATATAATAAAAAAGGACCCTATAGTAGAGTCCTTTTTAACTTTATTCAATTAAAGCTTGTTGATATCTAGACCGCATTCTTTCAAATGATTACTGATGCTACCTAAGCGGATAAATTCGATACCATACGCTTTAGGCAATTTAGTAATAGTGCAAAACTGTTTTGCAGAGATATCACCAAAGTCTTCACTATGCTTGATAGTGAGAATATGCAGAGTACTCAATTTAGAACCACGCGGGGCTTTATGTACTTCTTTAGTGATTGCATTTAAAAGGTCTCGCTGATGTTTAGTTACACCTTTTACTTCACGTGGTTTACGTGTAGTTTGCTTTTCAACTGTATCGGTTTTTTGTTCAGTAGATTCTGCTTTAGCCGTCGCATTTTTAGTTGCAGTAGTAGTTTTAGCTTTTACTGGTGCTTTAGTACGAGCAGTTTTAGCAGGTGTATCAGATTTAGCATTTGCCTTATTTGCACTTGCTTTTTTACGTTGAGCAGTCAATGCAGCTTTTGCTTTAGGCTGGCTAGTTGCTTTCGCTTTGGCCGGAGTTGCTACATTTTCATTATCTTGAGCTACAACCGCGTTATTAGTAGTGTCAGTAGTAGTTGTGTTAGTTGCTGTATTCATAATAGTTACCATATGTTTGTTGTGATGATGATTTATTATTAGCCATAACTTACGGCTTGTACATACATTGATTAAAAAATTTACACTTTTACTATACAAATTATGGTAAACAATAAATAAGTTATTGATTTTTATATATTTATTATTTACCGCTAAATGTAATTATTTGTAATAAACTATTGTTTTAAATAATTAAATACACACTTTTCCATTATTATGACTATAGAATAAGCTAATTCTGACTTATTATCCACTAAATTTATTGGTTTTCTAAGGACAAAAATAGGATGTTCGAGCTTATGTATCATCAGTCGGCGTAGCATTACATCTAAATCTTCTTGCATAAAGTCCATATATGCATTTGGTATATTATCAATAAATACTAAATGATCATTATTTGCAAATTCTTTATCATAATGAGCAACTGCATCCATATATCTGGATTCTTTTAATAAGTTGGATGAATGCTCACGTACGAGCGATATAAGTTTAGAAGAGTCTAGATTTGACATTGGATATCTCCGGATTTAAAATAATACTAATAAGGTGTGATAAATTGCTTTTAATAAAGATATGATCTTCGTAGATTTCAACTCTATCCCATATTTGTGGAATTAAGTCTTCTTTAATTATTGGTAAATAAGTGCTAATTGGTGCATTATTTCTATGAAATATTACATAGCTAATAATAGATTGATTAAATGCATCTACTAACAATTGGTACTTGCGTTCAGATTCTAATTGATATAACGCAGCTAGTTGAAAATATTCAGACCACTTGCTTTTGTCTTTTGGAAACAACATATATATACACCTCCATAAATTTTTTCAATAATACAGTATAAAAATATTAAAAGATGTATATACATTTAAAAATTAGCGGTATATAATAGCTACATACACAATAAACTCGATGGAGTTAAAAATGGCTAAAAAAAATTTATTCGGTTTACGTTGCGCATGTTGCGGTTCAGATATCACTGCCCCTCAATTCTATAAGGGCCAAATGTATGGCTATACATGCATTACTAAAGTTGCCCCAAAGCAAAAGAAAAATAAAGTAGCTGATTTATTAATCATCCCTTTCGATAAAATCGAAGATACTATTAATAATTTTATTCCATATAATCGAACATCGGTTAGTCGATCTCACCGTATTGGTTATATTTTTACATTATCAACGGGTTTACGTTTATTTATACACGCAAGCCGCATTTATACTACTATTGCAGGTTTAAACCCGCGTAGTGACACTACAATAGCTCATGGATCACAAACTTATATTGATTATGAGAAAAAAATTCTTATTGTACCAAGAAATATTTGGGAACCAGAAACAATAATTAAATTGCGTGGCGTACCAGGAATTCAAGGCGATTTTAAATATCTAGACCAATAAAAAGAGGCTTATGCCTCTTTTTTTATCAATCAATTATTTATATACAAAAGCAGGAAGAGTGCCACCGTATACTTTGGCCATATCTTTTAGATCTTTAGCATGACCCCAGTCTACTAATACGCCGCCGCCAAGATCACGTCCAGATTGATCACCTTTAAATAAAGAACGATCGCCAATATCAGACGTAGGCTTTTTACCAGATGTTATCACGACACGATATTTTTTATGATCGAGTTGCCATACTTCATATGTAGACGTATCACCCCAAGTTTCATGTACATTAAAGTATTTACTATTACCAGTTTTCATACTTAACGTACCAATTGATAAAATTGCAGCAGGTCGGCGTGGCGCTTCGCTTTTAGCTTTATCTGATTCTCTTGTTTTAGGAACCCATGTCTTAACAGCAACTTTTTCAGCTTTTTCCGCAGGATCAGCTTCATCATATGCTTTTTTAATTTCTTCATATGTTGCGCCGAGCTCAACTGCTTTATTACCAAAATCGGCAAACGTACCTTTGAATGGCGGTTTAGTTAATTCTGTATCAGTAAGCTTTAAACCAGCAACATAACGATCAATAGCTTTTGTTTTATCTTTAATTGATTTAGCAACACTTGCGCCATCTTTTTCTTTATCGATTAAATCCTGCATACGGGTCCAATCTTTGGCGGTTACTTCATTTAAATATTCTTCAAAATTCATTTGTTTCTCTTCTTATATTAATATCAATATTATATATTTAATGCTATTTAAAAATAGCGTATCTTATAAATATATCCATTTTCTATATGGATGAATTTATCGATTGAATATAAATATTTTATATTTGAAAAATCAAATTCATTAAGATCACTCACAATGGTATTTGTTGCACATGTACCATTTTTGCCATCTTTTATAATAAAATCATTAATAAATTTAATATTATTTTTTCTTAAAAAAGATAATGACGGTAATGTGTCATTATCTTTAGGTTGTGGAGTCAATCGGTCATAAAATTTGCAGCGTCTTTTAAATTTACTATATGATCTTTTATTTACTACATTTATCATACTTCAATCACCTGTACTGTAACGATAATAAGTTCATTTTTTATTGTATTTAAAGCTGTATTAAATACAATAAAAACGGTTATAAATATAATGAACAAATATTTTGCACCTAATAATGGTCGATTTAAAATTCTCACAGATGAAGGCTTTAGCGATTTTTTAGGTGTCACTAAAACAGAACAGTCTTTAACTGTCAAAGAAATTACATTAGATAATGGTGCAACTATTACAACTACAGTTGATCATTGTATTTTTATTGATACAGTTAATTCAAAGGAAATGGGCAAATTAGGAATAGGAGATAAAGTTTTATATAATAATCAACTTCATACAATCGTAAGTGTTAGATATAAAGATACTAATGCGGTATATGATGTATTAGAAGTTGAAAAAAATCATCGATTCTATGTTAAGTCACTTAATCAATATTTTCTGGTAAAAAACTGCCTATATATTGATGAGCTTGGCTTCGTACCAGCGGCCGAAGAATTTTATGAATCTGTATATCCAACAATTTCATCATCTGATACTTCTAAAGTAATTATTACAAGTACGCCAAAAGGATTAAACTTCTTTTATAAAATGTGGATTGAAGCTGAAACAGGTATTAGTGAATATATTGCATATGATGTAAAATGGTACGAACACCCAGACCGCGATCAGGCCTGGTATGATTCACAGGTTGCAAACTTAAATGCTAAATCAGTTGACCAGGAGATTAATTGTATTGCTGCTAATACAATTATTAATGTAGATAATACAGATATTGCGATCGGTGATTTATATAATAAATATAAAAAGTTAAATTCAGAAAATAATAACGGTGTTGTTTATATTCAAGATATAAATTATACAATTGGAAAATAAGCATGGCGAGTCATAAAAAGTATATAAAAGAATTAAGACCACTTACGTTTATTACATTTGATTCAAATACCTTATGGGATATTGATAATGGCAATTTATTATATGGTGAAACTATACCAGATGAATCTGAAAATGGTGAACCTATTAACGCGCTATTACATACTGAATATATTGTAAATCGTAGCTCTTATATGATGGGTCAGCCCTCAATGGTGGTTAATGCTAGGACTGATAATTATTCTATTGTATTAGCACCATATGAAAAAGATGATAAAAATGAATTTCCTTTTTCTAAATCATGGATTGAAATTCCATATGAAGAGCGCTTACGTTTAGATAAAAGTTTTAGTATTTCATTTATTTTTAATAAAATTAAATCTGACGGATTTATAAGAAACTGGATTTGGAAAGAAGATCAAAATAGATATGTGGCCGCAAATAACATAAACGGTTATAATTATTCTGATTTATATAGAACTATTTTTCGTAAAGGTAATAAAATAGGTTTAACATATGTAATGCCATATTATTATGGAGATTATTTATCAGTTGTTTTTCCAAATAATAGTACGACAATTCAAGGTAGTTCATTACCAGGTTTTTATAATAGAGATGTAAATATTGCCATGACACATGAATATATTGTCATGGATGATGGTCGTTATTATACTTTATCTCGCTTATACTGGGATAACCGGGTAATGTACGAACACCAAACTTCTCCAGTATTTGGCGACTATACCGGTGGTAATACTGCACCATTTGAAATTGGTGGTAACCAGGATGCATGGGCATTTAATACTTTAAATGATAGAGCAACATCTGCATTAATATTAGATCAGTTCGCTATTTTTGATTATGCATTACAGCCATTCCAAGTATCAAATATTTATAAAAAGATTTATCCATATGAACAGGTTGTTTTACGAGCTGAGCCTACTTTATATTATCCATTTAATGAAAAAAATAATAACTCTGTATTTGAACCTATAGTTAATAATAATTCATATTATACTATTCGATATTTCGGCGCAAATGAATCTCAAATTGACCGGGGTAAACCTGGTATACATGGCGTTTATGGAACTTCATCAGTACATGTAAAAGCAAAAGGTATGCTATATTGTAAGCCATATGAAAATAATTATTATGGTAGCACATTCTTTAACCCTGCCGGCGATTTTACAATTGACTTTTTTGCTATGATTGACTCTAATAATAAAGGTGTATTATTATCTATTCAAGATGATATTCAACCATTTAGAGGTTTATGTTTATATGCAAATTGTAAAAATAATGAAGAACATCCTGGTATGTTACAATTATCTATATCTGAAGATAATTATATTATGACAGACGAAAAAAATATTCGTAATGAGGCTGTAACTTATAATCATGGTGTTGTTCGTCATTATGCGATTAGACGTAAAAATAATTTCATTGAATTATGGATCAATTCAGTATTAGTTAATAAAATATATTTACCTGCTGGTAACTTAACTAATGGGGCTAACCATCTTTATATGTTCGGATTAATGCCAGGTAATTTATCTGTATCAGGATCAATTCAACATTTGACTTTTTATACACGTGCATTATCACAACAAGAATTAGAAGTTAGATCTTCTTATATGGTAAAATATAATATTCGTGGAAAAGTAACCGTACAAGGTGTTGGTCAAACTATTTTAATGCGTGTTTATTCATTTAATAATGGTAATTTAGTTGTAGAGCAAAAAACTGACGGCGATGGATCATATAATTTAACTATTCCAAGTGATGACTATATTAATGTAGTAGTGATGGATGTAGGTAATATTAATATTCGACCAAAAATATTAGGACCTTTAATGCCAGATGAATATGAAGACTTGCCTTGGGATTATTAATATAGTTAAATATATTTTATAAAAAGAGATAATTAAAAGTTATGAATAAGCTTAAAAAATTTGTATCAATTAAAACAATTAAAGATATTGAAATTAAATCTGATATTGGTTATATTCCGATAAAAAATATTATGAAGACTGTAGAATATGATGTATATGAATTAGCATTTGATAATGGCGAAATTATAGAATGTGCGGATAATCATATCTTTATTGATACTAATAATAAAGAAATATTTGCTGTTGATTTAACACCTGAAGATAAAATTATTTCTAATAATGGATTTACATCTTTAATATCAA